ATGTCCCGACCCCAGAGGAGTTGGCCGAGGTTGAGGCAGCTGCCGAGAAGTTCTTAGCCGAGTGCGATGCGCTATTTGAGTTTTTTAATGATGAATCGAATTATTTTGATAAAGGGAGTTTTTAATGTTAATGATCGGATTAGCCCGCCTGGGCAACGACCCAGAGGTACGGTTTACGCCAGACGGCAAAGCAGTTATGGATTTATCCCTAGCGTTCTCGTATGGCCGTAAGGTCGATGGTAAGCAGCCGACCCAATGGGTCAACGGCACCATGTGGGGAGACCGGTGCGAGAAGTTAAGACCACATCTTGCCAAAGGCCAGCTATTGTTTGTCAGCATGACCGAACCCCATGTAGAAACCTATAAGCGCCACGATGGCACCGAGGGCGTTACTTTAAGGGCTAGGGTGGGCGAATTAGAGTTTGCTGGACCCAAACCCGATTCGCAGCCACAAACGCCCCAAAACGCCGGAAAATACCCTTCTCGGTCCTATGCGGGTGACATCAACGATGACACGCCATTCTAGGGGGGAGACCATGAAAATGATCATAGCCGGCGTTTGTTTACTATTTTTAAGTGGCTGCGGAATCATGCCTGACAAAAACGCTATGCCAGAGCAGCAGCTGGTGGTGGATGACAAGGTTCATTCTATGAGCCGTCTTGAGGTGGTTACTGCGATTCAGGATTGCCAAGTGGCCAGAACTAGGGCGGTAGTGATATACGCTAAACGCAAGGTCGGTGGCATGACCCGCGACATTGTGGTGGATGTCTCATGCGCCCCGCTTTATTAATTGTAGGTGCAGTTTTGTTGGTTTTATGGCACCTGGAGGCCGTTCACGATGCGTACCGTGAGGGGTTTACAGATGCCACAACCTACGAAAAAAAGAGCCCCACCAAAGAGGCAGGGCCAGAGAGTTTAAAGGAGACTAAAGAAGTCCATATTTAGTGTATCACGCGTAAGGACGGGTTCCGCTGCGATCAATAATCAATGCCTGTTGCCTAGGTTTATCCTCTGGGTTATTAGGGATTGAGATATGGGTCCAGCGGTCAAACTCGCGAATAATCTGATCGTACCCAAGTCCGGCAGCCATCACAGCTTTAACTACCTCATCGGGGGTCATGCCTGGTACACGAATATCCGCAGCGCACCCAATCCGGTGTTGGCTAGTGTCTTTAGACCCTACTGCTGCATTGACTTGCGCTGACCTAAAGGCAGAGTTAATCATTACCGGCTTACCGCCTAAGACGGTTTTGACCTGTTCTAAAAACTTGGCCAGACGGTTTAAGTTGGCCAGTTCATCGGGGTTTGGCGTATTGTCAAACTGACGATGGTCAGTAGTTGTCAGTTCTTCCAGGCTAAAGTGGAGGGTAAGTGGAGTAATCATTTTTTAATCATTCCTTTCATTTCTTCGGTTTTGTTTTTACTGCCTTGGCTAGAACCAAAGTAAAACGATAGAACTTGGCCCGCAGCCGAGGTTATAAAACCAAGGGCAAAAATAACCAGTTGTTGTTGATTGTCTGGGGTATCTACAAACATCAATATCCCAATTAAGAAAAACGCCAATCCTACAACCCCAAGGGCTAAGACGGGGACCACAACCTTATCCAGCTTAGTTGCGTGTTCCGAGGTAGCTACGGCAGCATATGCCTTGCGGGCAGAGTCGCGGTCAGCTACTTCTAGTTTGGCGTACTCAAGGTCTAATTCTTTAAGTTTTAAGGTCATCTCAGGGTTACCAGTTAAGGCCTGGGTGACCCCTTCCACGGTAGCGTCATCAATCCCTAACTTGGAGGCAATCCAGCCTACGGCAGCGCCTCCAGCTGGGCCAGCAACCGCAGTTGCTAACATGGGTGCAACACCTTTAAGTATTCCTAATAGCGTATCCATAAATTAATCCCTATACAAATAAACAAAATTGCTGCCATCCAAGTAGCTACGAGTAAGTCGTATTTATTCATTTTTTACTTTTTGATAGCATAGTTGCGGCAATAAACAGCATTGCTTTAGTTTGCTCTAAATCGGCTGGGGGCTTATCCCAACCAACGGTAATCTGTCCTATAAACCTATTGGGGTCTGGCGGTACACCAATTCTACAACCAAAGGTCATCCCTTTTTCAAGATACCAAAGTCCAATTTCTGACTGTGCTGCCTTGTATTCTCCGCATGGTACATTACCGGCCATCAAGGCAATGACATCATGGTTATTTGCTTGATTTGCAGTAAACAACCCTACATCTAAGCCATCGTTTGTTTTATCCCTTCCGGTCTTTGTATAGGCTCGATACTGGACTCTAGTATCAAACAAAGGATTAACTTTAAATATTGCAACTACAGTTGCGTCAGTTGTTTTAAATAAGTGAACCGCAGCATCATCCACTCTATCTTCGGCAATACTAGGTAGCTTTTGGCTTTCTTTATAAGTACCAACAATCAACTCTTGATTTTCATAAAATACCCAACCGCCAAAGACTAAAACGGCCATCAAAATTACTGCAAACAGTTTAAATGGCGAGTCTACATATGCCAATATTTTAGAAAGCGTGTCATTAGCGTTTAGCTTTTCATCTGCCATTATTTTTTACCGCCCCATACTATAAAATACGCAATCCAGCCAGCTGCTAAAAAGCACCAAAACTGAACCCATTTAACTTTTGCCAACTCCGCATCAAAATACTTGCGGTCCTCTTTTTCCAGCTTCTCAATCTCGGCCTTAATGTCTATTAGCTTTTGCCATTCTTTGGTGCCGTACTTCTTAATAAAATCTATGCGCAGCTGGTACTCCTCATCCGAAATCTTTTTTCGGTGTTTGTACTCCTCAAGGGCCTTAAATATAGCCCGTTCTTTCTTTAACTCCGCTTCTCTGCGTTCCCGAATCTTTGCATTTGCTTGCTGCCTGGCTACATCTACCGCCTCTTTTTGAACATCCTCGATGTTCTTACCAATCTCTTTACCGGCCTCTCGACCAGTTTTAATACCCTCGCTGATCCCTTTGGCACCAGCCGATAACCCCAGTTCGTCTGCCATATATCATCATTTTTTTAGTCTTTGCCATATATCCGCTATCGGCGTTGAGTTGATTTCTCTCCAGCCAATACAGACGCAGGCAAACATAATAAATAGGAAGAAAGCAAACAAGACCGCAAAAATAATAACCGCAAAAACTGCGACAAATAAAGCAAACATATTAAGTATGGTTAATAACATTTAATGGGCCATGAGCATAATGGTTAATATAAATAAAAGGATTAGTATATAAATCCGTTTAGCCCAATATTGTTGATTTAAGATACGCGGGTCGTGAATTAGGTAACTCTGCAACTCCAGCATATCTTCGTCATATTCAATGTATTTTGGTCGTAATGGATTTAAATAGTATGCGCAACCTATCTTAATTTTGCCATTGTTATATGGCACATCCATTACTTGTCTGCTTTATCGTTTAATCGGTCAAAAAACGAGGCCATGATGCTTTCCAGCTTATCAAACCGTGCGGCCATCTCAACCCGTACTTCTTTTAGGTCATCACGGCGCACATAGATTTCTGGTAAGTCTTTTTCAATCTGGTGGATGTCTCTGCGCAACTCTTTAACAGAATCCCACAGTTCTCTGGCAAACCAGCCAATAGACGCAATAACGCATCCAAGGCCAATATTAATAATAGTTTGCCAATCCATATTAAGTTTTCATTATGTAGCAAAGAGCGTAATAAGGAGGCAGATTGGCATTAGTTCCGCTTACACCAGCAGTAGCATTTGTAGTGGCAACAGTAATTCCTGTTGTTTTGGATTGTGTTGGTAAATCGTTACCGCTTCCGCCTAAAGAAGTTCTTACAGGGCCACTTGATGAACCCGTTCCATCCACATATCCAGTAATGTCGTGAAAATGTCCAGCATCCGTAACAGTAGAAGTTGCGCTATGAGTATGACTTACAACAACAGCATCAGCAGAGCCTCCTGTTGCATTGACTGCGTAGGTAGACCCAGCCCCAACTACAAATCGGTCTCTAAGGTCTGGCGTACCGTTAGACCCGTTACAAAGAGCATATCCAGCGGGGATTGAGCCAATTGATCCAGACCACAAGAAAATACCTCCAGCGGGTATTGGTGTTGCAGCTGGGGGAGTTGCGCCAATAATTCCGTACAAATTGTCGTAGGTCTGTATGGTTACATTGCTAGAGGTTGCAAGTACAAATTTATAGAAAAACCCCTCTGTTAACCAAATGGTAGAGGGTGGCCGACCATCCGTTCCCAAGATAATGGGATTGGCATTAGCAATTAGGCCACTAGAATCTGTAAAAGTAGAAAGCGGGGTGGTTGACCCAGCTTGGTAGGTATAAAGTTTTCCAGCGTTTAAAGGCAGGCCATCGTTATTAAAAAACTGAAAACCATTGCCTATGGGGGATAGATTGACTGCCATAAATTATTCCTTTTTGCTTAGAATGTCTCTAATTAAGTTTGATTTGCCTTCAACGCCAGCTACGGGACCTAAAGTTTCTTGTTCAAATTTTTTACCAGCACGGCGCTCGCGGGCCTGTTTTGCCATAGTACCAATAGGTATAAGATTTCCTGTAGAAAGGTTTAATACTACTTCAGCCGCTTTTCCAGCTTTTTCCGCAAGACCGGCAACCAAAGTATTGCTATTGTTAGCAAAACTACCTTTAGGTTGAGCCATAACTTTACGAGATACTTCACCTAAATCCCTAAGAGTTTGAGCCGATGCGCCATCAAAGATGTTTTGTAGTTTAGGGTCTAACTCCTGGAGCGCTTTGTTATAAGCGGCTTGGGAAAAATTGCCTTGTTGATCTACTGATTTGTTTCTTAAATGCTCAATAATATTGGCCGCAACTGCGTATTGGCCATCGGTCCCTTTGCCAAGGGCTTCCATCATGGTTTGAACATTCTTTTCTGTTCCCTTGCCCTTGCTGAGTACAAAAACATTTACAAAGTTCTCAGGCGCAACCTTATCGTCAACGGCTGCTTTGTAGGCTGGGTCTCGTTTAAGGGCCTCAAAACGCTCTCTAGCCGCTGATCTTGCAGCATCTGCCAATGGCTTTAACGCAGCAGCCTCTCCAGTTAACGGTAAAGCCTCTAACGAGTCTCTAACTATAGAAAGAGCCATAGAGGCATTTCCATCGTTTGCAGCATCTGCTTTTCTTATTTCTGTAGCCAAATTAGTACGCAAAGCCTCAAACTGCTCAAAATCCATTTTGCCGCCATCACGATAGGCCTGTAATTGCCTTTGGATCGTAGGTGGCACAAATTCGCTTTTCAGTTTTTTGCTTAATTGCACATCGGCATTGTTTACAAATGTACGAGAATCAATTGGAAAATCACCGCCCGCTGCTGTTTCTAAATCTTTATATAGGTTGCCAATAATGGTGCGCCGGTTATTATCTATACCTTTGTAGGTATCAATAACAATTTGCCCAAAATCGGATGGCTTAGAGCCTGGCAAATCAGGGGCTGCACGGTCTCTAATATCAGATAAATTTTTAATTAATGCTTTGTTTGTTTCTCCCATGCGGTATGCAATATTTGGCAAAGACTAAAAAAATGATGATATATGGCAGACGAACTGGGGTTATCGGCTGGTGCCAAAGGGATCAGCGAGG